AGTTGAGAAGAAACTGGCTGAAATTCAGCCATATGACAATAATCCCCGGAAGAATGATAAGGCTGTTCCGTATGTAGCGGAAAGCATAAAGAGATATGGGTTCAAGGTACCGATTGTGATCGACCGTGATGGCGTGATCGTCGCAGGGCACACAAGATATCTTGCATCGATAGATCTGGGGCTTGAAAAGGTGCCTTGTATCGTGGCGGACGATCTTACGGATGAACAGATAAGAGAATACAGACTGGCGGATAATAAGACTGCTGAATATTCCGTCTGGGATTATGAGCCGCTGATCGAGGAACTTGACGGTCTGGATTTCGGAGGATTCGATTTCGGGTTTCCCGAAGAAGTGACGGATATCGGGGATTTCGGACAGCCCGAAGAAACCGAAGAGGAAGAAATGAACTATAGCGTCCTTGTTAAATGCAGGGATAACGAACAGGCCGAAGATTTGTACGAGCGTCTTACGGAAGAAGGATATGAATGTGAGGTGCTCGATGAGTAGAGAAGATATAGCGAAGGAGATAATGCGGGTCGAGGAGGCACTCGAGAAAACGGACAGCCGATATCTAAAAAAAGATTATGGGAAATATCTCAAACGGCTGTATAGAGAGCTGGGTAAAAGAGACAGGGAGAGACGATAATGGCTGGTGAGGAGAATTTAAGACCATTCAATCAGCGAACAGAGGAAGAACAAAGGGAAATTGCCAGGATGGGCGGTATCCGTTCTGGCGAAGTTCGGAGGGAAAAGGCCAATCTGAAAAGGCAGCTCCAGGTATTCCTTGAAAGCGAAGCCACAAAGGATAAGAATGGCGATCCGCTTACAGGAGCCGAGCTGATGGTCAAGGTCGCTGTCAGAGAGATGGCGAGCGGCAATCCGAAGTTCTGGGAACTGATAAGAGATACGGCTGGATTCAAGCCGATGGAAAAGATACAGGTATCGGAAGTCGACCAGAATGTTATTGATGAGGTCGAGGAGATGGTACTGAATTCTGAGGAAGAGCCGGTGAAGATGGATGCTGACAAGAACGCAAGCGGTGGAGTTTCTGTGGAATAATCCGTATAAGTACGGGCATATGCTCGGGTTCAATGATCTGGGGGTATTGCACAACCATTGGATGAGGGAAATGCTGACCGCCAGGAATGACCGAACACTACAGGCACACAGAAACAGTTATAAGACAACATGTGTGTCGGTGGTCCTTGCGATCATCATGATACTGTTGCCGAATAAAAGAATCCTGTTCTGTCGAAAAACGGACACGGATGTTAAGGAGATAGTCAAGCAGGTCAAGAACATCCTGATGCACCCGAAAACACAATATCTTGTGTTGTGCATTTATGGGAAGAGGCTGGAACTGACCGTCGATAACAGTAACGAGCTGAGCACTAATCTGACAACGGATATCAAAGGATCGTCGCAGCTGACGGCGATGGGAACGCAGGCGTCGATAACCGGTAAGCACTACGATTACATTTTTACCGACGATATCATCAACATCAAGGACAGGACATCCAGAGCTGAAAGAGAAAAGACAAAGCTGTTCTATGAGGAACTGAACAACATCAAGACGCTCCCGACGGGGCGCATATTCAATACGGGTACACCGTGGCATCAGAACGATGCCTTTGAGAAGATGCCTGAGCCGGAGAAGTGGGATTGTTATTCGACCGGGATAATGACCGAGGAGATGGTCCAGGAGAAACGGGAACGGATGGCGAAGGGCGTGTTTGCCGCCAATTATGAACTGAGGCATGTGGCGTCTGATGATGTGATGTTTACAGATCCGCAGACGGATGCCCCGGTGGAGTTGGTCGAGCAGGGCGTAGGGCATGTGGATGCCGCATATTACGGCGAGGATTACACGGCCTACACGGCGCTGAATATCCAGGGCGATAAGATCTATGTCTACGGCAGATGCTGGAGAAAGCACGTGGATGATGTGACGGATGAGATAATCCGCTGTCACAAGGAACTGAAAGAAGGGCGTTTGTACATGGAGAACAACGCCGATAAAGGATATGTGGCGAAGCAGTTCAGGGAGCGTGGCTTAAGAGTAAGCACATATCACGAGAGCCAGAATAAGCACATGAAGATAAGCACGCATCTGAAATATGAGTGGCCAGACGTTGTATTCGTTAAGGGCACGGATGCGAAGTACATCGAACAGATCTGTGATTATAACGAGGATGCGGAGCATGATGACTGCCCCGATAGTCTCGCAAGTCTGATCAGGATAATGGCACGGCATAAAGGAGAGACCACGGAAGGTCTCTTTTTATATTAGAAAGAGGTGGCGGAAATTAAGACGTATCAGGATTTACTCAAAATTGAAGAGGGAAAACGGAAGGAATTCGTGAGGGCGCTGATAGAAGAGCACAAGAGTTCCGATGATTACAAGATCGCGGCGGATGCCTATGAATATTTCTGTCACAGGAACACGACGATAACGGAGTTCCAGAAACTGCTGTATACGGTGACAGGCACGGCGGTGCCGGACAACTGGTCAGCAAATTTCAAGATGGCATGCAGACATTTCTACAGGTTCGTTACACAGGAAGTCCAGTATCTTCTTGGCAACGGCTGTTCGTGGAGTGACGAAAGCACTGAGGCGAAGCTGGGAAACAGAGTAAAGCCGATAGACAGACAGGTGCAGGACGCCGCAACAAAAGCCCTGTGGGGCAAGGTCGCGTTTGGGTTCTACGATCTGGATCATGTTGAGGTATTCAGTTATCTGGAGTTCGTTCCGCTGTTCGATGAAACGGACGGAGCGATGAAGGCTGGAGTCAGGTTCTGGCAGATAGATCCGACGAAACCGATGAGAGCAACGCTGTATGAGATGGATGGCCTTACAAAATATGTGTGGGGCACGGAAGATAACCAGGATGAGCCAAAGCGCGGATATATCCAGAAGGTTGCAGTTTCCGCTGTGGACGGACGAGAAGTCTATGATGAGGAAAACTACCCCGGTTTTCCGATCGTTCCGCTATGGGCAAATAAAGAGCACCAGAGCGAGTTCGTAGGGCTGAAGGAGCAGATAGATTGTTATGACCTGATCAAGAGCGGATTCGCCAATACGGTTGATGAGGCATCGATCGTTTACTGGACATTGCAGAATACCGGCGGGATGACGGATGTAGATCTGGCGAGATTTGTGCAGCGGATGAAAACTGTGCACGCCGCATCCGTGCAGGACGATGGAGCAAGAGCCGAGAGCCATACGCTTGAGGCACCATATCAGAGCCGTGAAGCACTACTGGAGAGGCTGGACAAAGATCTGTACAGGGATGCGATGGCGCTGGATATCGACAGGATAGCGGGCGGTGCAGTGACGGCCACGCAGATAATGGCAGCGTATGAAGCACTCAATTCGAAGTGTGACGGGCTTGAGTACCAGGTACAGGATTTTCTGAACGGCATCATGGAGATAGCCGGCATCGAGGATGAGGTCACATTCACGCGTTCGGTCGTAGTCAATCAGGCTGAAACGATTAATACGCTGATCGGAGCGGCGGCATATCTACCGCAGGATTATGTGACTGCCAAGGTTCTGGAAGTTCTGGGCGATGGAGATAAAGTCGAGGAGATCCAGGCGCAGATAGATGCCGATGAACTGGACAGATTCGGCAATATAACGGATGAAGAGGAACCGGTAGAAGAGGAGCCTGTCGAGGATGGGATAGATGAAGAATGATCCAGCCCACGTGGCAACTGATGAGGAGATCGCAAAGATCGAGAAACTTATCAATAAGGAGTACAAGAAGGCTCACAAGGAGATATCTAAAAAGGCGGATGATTATTTCGCAAGATTCGTAGCCAAGGATTCCAAGTGGCAGGAGTGGGTCAAGACCGGGAAAAAGACCGAAGCTGAATACAAGCAGTGGAGGAAAGGTCAGATGGCGGTTGGTAAGCGCTGGGAAGGCCTACGCGATACTCTCGCACAGGATTACACCAATGCTGCCAAGATAACGCAGAGTATAACGAAGGGGTTTGCCCCGGAGGTCTATGCGATAAATCACAACTATGCCACGTTCGAGGTCGAGAAGAATTCCCTGATGGATACGTCCTATACGCTGTCCAGCCGGGAAAGTGTCGAGCACATGTATAAGGGCAAGCCGAAACTGTATCACTCATACGGCAAGGCTGTAGCGAAGGAGATCAAGGAAGGAAAGCAATATGCGTGGGATCGCAGAAGGATAACATCCGTACTGACACAGGCGATCCTACAGGGCGAATCGATACCGAATATCACGAAGAGGCTGGAGCAGGTCACAGTTGGAGACCATAAGGCGGCAATAAGGAACGCCAGGACAATGATGACAGGCGTCCAGAACGCGGGGCGAATAGATGCCTTTGATAGAGCCAAGTCGCTGGGCATCCCTGTAAAAAAGCAGTGGCTCGCAACGCTGGACATGCGCACGAGGCACTGGCACAAGGAACTGGATGGCGTGATCGTGGACAATGATGAGCCGTTCGAGAATGCTATGGGGAAGATCATGTTCCCCGGAGACCCGGAGGCGGCTGGAGCGAATGTCTATAACTGCAGATGCACGCTGTTGCCGGCGATCGATGGGTTTGCGCTGGATGTTACGGATAGTGACATAAGGCCTAATGACAGCCTTGGGTCAATGACCTATGAGGAGTGGCTGGCTGAGAAGAAGTCGATAAGCAATCCGATAGATCTTCCAGAGCAGAAAGCGGCGGCGATAAAGGGCTCATGGTGGAAACAATACGGAGGCGGAGCCGGGAAACAGACGAAATACACGGCGGCCGAAGGGCAAGCCCTGATGGACAAGTATGCGCAGGAGGAAATGAACCAGGTATATTCTGGCATCTGGGCGAACAAGACGGTCACCCCGGCGGATTACCCGGGAATGAAGAAAGCCGTCAATGATAAGAAGTGGAATTTAGATAAACAGATCGAGAAAGCCAAGGCAAAAGGGGATGCACAGGCGCTTGCCAAGTATCAGGCACAGAAAGATGCCATCCTTGATTTTGAAAAGGCTGGAAAAGAGTTTGAAAAACTGCATCCTGTTGCCCCGGAGCCGAAAAAGGTGAAATCCGCTGTAAAGCCGAAAGAACCGCCAAAGGCAACGAAGTCCGCTACAGCGAAAAAAACAGCCCAAACGGCAAATAAACCGCCTTCTGGAGCGCCTGTAACGGCAAGTAAGGAGTATAAAAACATCTGGACCAACAAAACGGTAGTCCCTGAGGATTATCCGGGGATGAAAAAGAAGGTCAATGACAAAAAGTGGCAGCTGAACAAGCAGATCGAGAAGGCTGAAGCCAAAGGAGATATGGCGGCGGTAGCCAAATATCAGAAACAACTGGATGAACTCCTTGATTTTGAGAAGGAAGGGCAGAAATTCCTTGTGGGAGCGAAAAACGCGCAGAAGGTTGCCAAGGTTGCCGATGCGAATAAAGTTGCCCAGACGGCAAATAAAGCCGCTACAGGGGCATCCAAGCCGAAGGCTACCCCGAAGCCGAAGAAACTGACGGAGAAACAGGCGGCCAAGGCGGTGGAAGATGCGGAGAAGAAAGTGACCAGCCTGTCTCAGAAGAGTTTTGTCAATATCTGGGCTGATCCGGTTACCCCGGCGGACTACGCCGAGAAAAAGGGTTCGATAGTAGCCAAAAGGAAATATCTCCAGGACAAATATGATGAAGCCTTGCAGAATGGCTGGGCATCGAAGGTCAACAAGTTCGGACAACTGTTGAACGATCTGGATGATTTTGAAGATCTGGGCAAACAGTATGAGCTGGCAAAAGCCGAACTGGAGGCAGCGAAGAAGGCGCATGAGCCGTTTATCGTAGCGAAGGAGAACAAGTTAAAGCCGAAGATCGATGCCCTGAAGAAGGACATGGCACAGTATGGCCAGGATGTATATGATCTTGGCGGTACGCATTGGACTATGCCAACGTCTGCAAAGGTTGAGGACTATCCGAACATAAAAAAGAAGGTCACGGCTGCGAAAAAGAGCTTGAAGAACGATATAGATGTTTACAAGAGCTGGGGCGGCAGCTGGGTGACAACGGCAGAGGATGTTGAGAAGAAGTTGAAGAAGCTGGAGGCTTACGAAGATGCTGGCAAGAAATATGCCAAGATGCAGAAGGACCTTGAAAAGGTCGAGCAGAAATTAAAGGATCTGAGAGCACCGAAGATCAATGCTGGGGCGGGCGCATATTCACAGGCAAGGAAGGATGCCGCTGTATGGGCGAGAAATTCGGCTGAGTATCGGAAAAATGATGCACTGTTTGACAAAGTTGCCAGGAAGGTCCACGGGGCGAAGTCATCATTTGAGCACGAGGGCTATTACCATTACACGTGGGGTTCTGGACCGTTCAACCATCCGCTTGCTGGGTTCAAAAACGGCTGGGGTGGAACGTTCCTGGGTC